AATGCTGGGCGTTCAACATCAAGAAAGTTCGCCCACTTATCTGAGGCAGCATTTTATAGATATGCAAATGAGATTGATGAGGGTGTTCAAAATTCTATTCCATTGGCCGAGGGCACAGCAATAATTAAAGAATCAACAGCAAATGGCAAGGGTGGAATAGGTAAAGCATTCTATGAGGGCTATAACGCAGCAAAACGAGGTGAGAGCGCATATAAAGCTTTTTTCGTTGCGTGGTATGAAATAGACGATTATGCCTTAGAACCTGAATATGGCTTTAGAAAGACCCAAGAGGAAATTGAGATACAACGCAATCATAAGGCCGTAACTGATGCCAATTTAATGTGGCGGCGATTAAAAGTATTAGAATATTCTAGTGATCCGAGCTCACTATTAAGCCCTCAAGAGAGATTTAAACAAGACTTCCCTTTAAATGATATAGAAGCCTTTTTGTCTACAGGCTCACCAATATTCGATCCATTTATGCTTGAGGCATTACTTAAAAGGTTACAAGATGCACCACCCAGAGATATCAAAGAAGTTCTGCAAATAAAATCGCACATAATAAAAATGTTTTTTAATAAGCTTAAGATATTCGCACCGCCAAGAGAAGAGAGACAGTATTTTATTGGCGCAGATATTGCAGAGGGCTTGGCAGTTGGTGATAGCTCTAGTGTCTATGTTATGGACTCAGAATATAATCAAGCCGCATGTTGGCATGGCAAAATTGATCCTGATTTGTTTGGTAACTTACTAATTGCATTAGGGATATTCTATAAAAACGCACTACTTATACCTGAAGTTAATAATATGGGCCATACAACGGTTACAACTATCAGAAACGACGGCTACCATAAGTTATACAGAGAAGTGGTTGAAGATAAGATAACAAAAATAAAGACAGAGAAGCTTGGCTGGAGAACTACTGAGAAGAGTAAAAATACAATGCTTAATGAGGCTGTCGCTCTATTTAGAGAAGGTGGTTTAAATATTAAAGACAAGCACTTACTCGATGAGTTAGCTTTAATAACAAGAGAAGAAAATGGGAAAGTGGTTCTTAATGGCCGTGATAGGGTGGTTGCTTTTTGCCTTGCAATAATGGGTAGAAAGCAAATGGTTGAAATTACTGATAAACCTAGGAAACCTAGAGAAGTCACAGGAACTCTTGAAGAAAATATGAGAGCATTTGAATTAAAGAATAGAAAAAAAGATGATATGTTTAAATAAAGGAATGATATGAAAAACAGTATTTTACTAGTTATTTTAGTATTCGCATTCAAAACTTACGCTAATGTAAGATTCAGTGTGCACGAATACAAGAGGGATTAAATGGAAGGGATACTTTTTAGTTTATTAATACTGCTAGTTATAATTATTATAGTGGGTATTTATACTTATAGATTGGCCAGTATGGTAGCTATAATCAGCGAGAGATTGGAGAGAAATAATGGAGTTGCACCACATAGCACCGATAGTAATATTTCTGATAATAGTATTGCTGTTAGAATAAAAAATAAGGGAAACGTATATAATCCAAGCAAAGATTTGGATTTTGTTATGAAGGGGAAATTAATAGATCCTTTTGATTAATCCATGCAAGAAAGGATTTGTTCGGGGGTTGCTCTGGTGTTAATAAAGCCGTGATCTTCGCAAAAAATAATAGAGTTGCCGTTCTTGTCTGGAATTATATGAATATCTTCTATAGCTATTTTGTATTCAAATCCTTTTGTGCAGATAATGGATAGTTTTATTTGATTCATTATTGCCCTTTTGATTTGTAGATGTTACTTATTAGCCCTCTAGGTTTATATATTACCCGCACAGACCTAATCAGTCTTTTCCCGAGTGTGGGCTTTTTACCACCTTCATACTTTTCCTTAACATATTAGCTAGCCGTTGCTTTCTAAGCATAAGCATATAGGGATTGCCTTTTTCTTGGTAGTTTATTTGCTGGTTGGTGTATGAAATTCTATCTTGTATGTTTTGGAGTCGCTCTAATCCTTCGATGTCTTGAGTGAATTTTAAAGGGAAAAAAATAACCCTACATTTCACATATTATCCAATTCACCAGCTTTAAGGGCCGCTATTTCCCTTCCCGATAAATATGCACCTTGTTCATGAAGTTTTAAGAGCATTTCATCATCCCAATAATTGTAAGAGCCATCTTCTTTTTCTGGCAATTCTTCATAACCTATTTCTAAGAGGCCCATTTTACTGAGCTCTCTTTTGTATTCCCCATAAGTATTACATACTTTTCTAATATTTCTTTGAAAGCCAGGGACAAAACCATCTTTAACATTTTGCATTGATTTCATCACGCCACATTTAGGAAAGCCACAGCCACCACAAGTTATACCGTTTTGTGATTGGTATTGCTGTTTTTCAAACTCAAATTGGTTCATTCTTTTAAGTTCTTCTTTGCCACATTTGGGATTTCTACATTTGACTCGATAGTTACTTGCGCTCATAGGTATATAGTTACAAAAAACGCACAATTTCTGCTGTTAATTCCAAGTATGGAATAATTAGCAAGGATTGCGTTAATATCTTTACTGTAGGTTATGGATAAAAATTCAAAAGAAGAGAAAAGCGCCTTAGATATTGCAAAACAAGTTAAGACTGACTTAGCTAAGTACAGAAAGCAGTTTGAGGCCAATTGGAAAGAAGAAGAAAAAGCCTACCACGGCCAAATATGGTTAAATTCTGATGAGCACAAACCGTATGAAAATCATATATTCCAAACAATTGAAAGCGAAGTACCTATTTTAACAGATTCTTTGCCATCAACGACAGTAAAAGTATTAGATCCTGAGTTTGAAAAGCAAGCCGAGATTTTAAATAAATCCGTGTCTTACGTTCAAAAAAACCAAAAAATTGAATTGCAATTGCCTATGGTGATTAGAAATTCCCTTGTAAGTGCGCCAGGCTATTTGCACGTTTATTATGATGCAAATGCCAATGATGGTGATGGTGAAATAGTTCATGAAATCGTGGAGTGGAAAAACGTCTATTTACACGGCGCTTCTTTGTTTGTTGAGAAATGTGACAAAGCTCGTATTGAGTTGAACAGATCAAGATCATGGTTAATTCAAAATTATCCTGAGTTTGAAAAAGAGTTAAAAGATGCTAAAGCGGAAGCACCTACTGATGACAATCAAAAAGAAGGAAGAGAAGATTTCGATTCTGGTAATAGTTATGCTCGAAGAGTCCCACCTAAGCCTTATAAAGATGATGATTCATTAGTATTAGTTAAAACATATATAAAAGATTATTCCATGGTTTCTATTCCAGAAGAAGAAACAATGGAGGAATTACAACGTGAAGCTGAATCTTTGCCTAAAGGCGAGGGTATGGACGTAACCAAATATCAAGATCATGAAGCACATCTAGAATTTCATACGGAAGAAAGAGCCGCATTTTATAATGAATTGGGATTACCACCTGATGCAACATTAGAATTGGCAACACAAGCGGCTGAGCAATTAGCCCAAGAAACGCCTGAATCTGGAGCAGAAGAACTTGTTTTACAAATTAAGATATTAGAAAACCATATGGAAGAACATGGCATTTTGCTTGAGGAAAATAAATCTAGTAAAAGACTTAAATACCCAGGCGCATTAAGGTGTATTGAAAATGTTGGCAAAATAAAGCTATACGATGGCCCTAGTCGCGATGATCATAATACAATCCCTCTTGTCCCGTTTTATTGTTATAGAAATGGCACGATTTATGGTTATGGAGAGATTAGAAATATTTTAGATTCTCAAAGAATGCAAGCTGTTATGGGTTATAAAGAGTATAAAGGCCTTCAAAAAGTAGCTAACCCCTCAGTCATTGTTGACAAAGAAACTGGCTTAACAACTGAAGATATAACTAACGAAGATGGTGCAACATATATCATCCCTCAAGGTTCAACTATTCGTCACTTACAGCCAGGCCAAATAAGCGAACAAGTATCAAGGTTCTCAAGCGATAAAACCCAAAAGATAAAAGATATTTCCGGCGTTAATGAAGCGACTCAAGGTGAGATGCCTAGTCCTAATGCAGCAGCGATCACAGTTAAGAGACTGAATCAGCAAGCTGTGGGCCGTATAAGGCTCAAGGATCGCCAAAACCAATACTACTCTATAAAGAGGCTGGGATATCTAGATGCTGCTCTTATAATCCAATACTGGACGGATGAGAAGGTTATTAGATTAGATAATAGCGGCGAAGTACCTGAACAAGTTATTTTTAACCCGATCGAAATGGAAGATTTAAATTATGAAGTTGAAATAGATCAAGGATCAATGGCCGGTGTAGACAAAGAATCATTTACTGCAATGATGTCAAATTTACTAATACAAGGACATATCCAATTTGATGAGTTTTTACAGGTTGCCGATATTCCAATGAAAGAGAAGCTAGCTAAGATGACTAGTAAGCGTTTTGATTTGGAAGGACAAATGCAAGAAATGCAACAAGAACTATTACTTAAAAAAGCACAGTTTGAGCCTGAACTATTAACACCGGAAGAACAAGAGCAAGCACAAGAATTAATGATACAACAACAATCCGAACAACAAGCGGAAGTCAATTAAGACCAAACCGCGTTAGGAGATATATGAAGATTAAAAGTAAAATGAACTTTGCCAAATTTTTCAACTCAGTGATTACTTCAGAAAGAGGTAATATGGATCTTTCTAGTGAGGATATACAAGAGGGTGGGGATTGGAGCGTTGGCGATCTTATGGATGATGACAATCTGGAAACAGAATCATTAAACGAAGATAGTTCGGAGAATGCAGAGCAAACTGAAGAGTCCTCTGAAGAAAATAGTTTAGAGCAACAATTAAATGAGTTTAATAAACCAGAGGAAGGCGAGGAAGCTCAAGTTGATCTATTAGGTCATTTAAATTCTTTAGGATTAACTAGGAATGGTTTACCAGTAGAATTTGATGACCTTGAAAAAGCGAAAGAAGTGATTTCGAAAGGATTTGATTACACTCAAAAAACGCAAGAACTAGCAGATACTCGGCGAGAGCAAGATGAAATTTTCACTCAAAGAGAGCAGGAGATTGAAGCTAAGTTCAAAGAAGTTGATGAGTACAAAGAGCAAGTTAACGACAAAATCTTAGAAAATGATGTAATGGGATTGGTATTAAATGAACTTAAAGCCAATGATCCGGACATTTTCAACGAACTTGTAAATGCCTATCAACAAAAAATGAGTGCATATTCCATGCAACAAAATAACCCCATGTTTAAGAACTTTGAGAGTAAAATTTCAAATCTTGAAAATCAGTTAAAAGAAACGTTCAGTCAAAAAGAAAAAGAAGTTTTAGATACAACTTTAAAAGATTGGGAAAATGGGATTAGTGAAGTTCAGCAAGAATTTGGAATGAAGCTCAAAAAACTCGGCATAAGCCCGTCTTGGGATAAGGTTAAGGAAGCTTGGAGCGCAGATAGCACAGGTAGCTTAACAGTAAAACAAGCATTGTGGGCAGTCGAAGGTGACAAAATACAGAAGTCTTTAGAGTCTCAAAATAGACTCGCAAAAACAAAAATGCAGAGCACTCGGAGAAGAGGCCCTGAAAATAATAATAATCAATCATTAGAAACTATGGACGCTGGTGGGAGCAAAAGCGACTCTTACGTGGCTCATCTAATGGAAATAGCTAATACTTTATAATTAGCAGGAGTATAAAATGGCTTTTACTTATGGACAGATTACGGCCCTAACTAATAAAGGTATCGACAAGATGCTTAGTGAAGGGGTTTTTAACGGGAATGCTTACTTAAAGCGTTTAAGAGAAAAACAAGAATTAGAAGATGGTGGAACTAAAATTACTTGTCCACTAATGACTGTTGATGATACCGGTACTACTGGTGAATTTTACAGCCCTAGAGATCCTTTATCTCTTGATGAGTATGACGGAATCTCAGCAAGTGAGCACGATTGGAAATACATTGTTGAAAACGTGGTTATTTATAAAGCTGATATTGCTAAAAACTCTGGAAAATTTGGAGTTATTAAGCTTATCGATTCAAAACTTAAGCAATCTGAAAGAGCGCTTAAGCAAAGAATGCTAAAAGGTGCTTTATCTGATGGGACAGCAGCGACAGGTGCTTTATCAGCTAAACAATTTGTTGGATTGAATGCAATTATTGCTGCCAGTGGTTCTTACGGTGGGATTGCTCCTGCTGATCTAGCAACATGGGTTTCTTATGTTGATGATAACAGTGGTACTCCTAGAGCACTTACACAAGCAATTGTTGACAAGGCTTATGACCAAACTGTAGAAGGTGAATTTGGAGCAACTTTAGGGCTTATGGATAAAAACGTATTCACAAAGTTTAAAGGTCTATTAACTCCACAACAAAGAACAACTAGAGAAAGTTCAGTCGGTGGTCAAGGTCATAAAGGGCAAGAGATTGTTTATAATGGTATTGATCATATTATCGACAATGAAATGCCATCGGCTACAATGTTTTATGTTGACGAAAGACACTACAAGCTGCGTGTTCATAAAGATCACAATATGCGTAGACAGTCTATCCAAGACCTTGAGACAGCAGATGCAATGCTTGAGAGAATTTTCCTTTACGGAGCTACAGTGGCAAGCGAAAGAAAATTTCATTCAAGAGTAAATGACATTACAGTTTAATATTAACTTTTTGTAAGGATAAGAAATGAAAAACATTTTAATTTTTACCCTATTTTGCCTATCTAGTTTTGCATCTTTTGCAGACAATGGGCCTGTAGGAAGATCCGTTTCACTGGATAATACTGGGGCTGTTCAATCAGGTTCAGAGGAAAAATGGTTTATAAACGTAGTTAATAGAGATGGTGCAAGTGCTGCTCTTGGAACTCTAATGTGCTTAGACCTAGTAGCAGATGACGGATATAGCGTTCTCACTTGCCCAGTTACAGCTGGTGGGTTACCTGTTTGTTTTCTAGCAGAGGCTTGTGCTGATGATGCTGTTTGTAAGTGCCAAACTTATGGCGCGTTTGCTAGCTCAATCTTTTCTAATCAAGGTGGCCCAGCAGTTGCAGGACAACCAGTTTATCTATCTGAAGATATTGCGGGCAATGTAATTGCTAATTCAAGTGCGGGCGGGGGAGATAATCCAGTTGCAGTTGCATATGATGCTGCGTCAGCAAGTGGAACACTTCAAGTGTTTATCAAACTAAGATAATGCAAAGCTTAATACTTTGGGGGGTGTTTTTAACACTCCCCTTTATAACTAAAGTAAGTGGTGTTTTTGGGGGTAGTTTCGCCGCCGAATATGTTACGTTCGCAAAACAAGTTAGCGGAATGGATCTAACTAGAATAGGAAGAGATTTCTATTTTATAATGCTATTTGTTTTAATGTTTATAAATTTTGAAAAAATAAATCAACTACCTAAAAAAATAAAATATATATTTAGCTACCTTTGTATTTCATCTTTCTTAGTTCAATTTGATTTCATGCTACCTAAAGTTTTTTATCAGTTTATTATGTTTTCAATTGGTGTTGGGTTTTTTGTATCCCTATACTCAACCCTAAATGAAAAAGTAATAAACAGAATATCCCTCATAATTTATTTATCTGGTGCTGTCGCTTCAATCGCTGTTATTTTAGAGAAATATGGGTTTGAGTATAAACAACTTCAGATGATGTTTTTTGGAGCCAAGAGCATGGCCTTAGAGCATCATAGCGAGATAGTTGGTGTGTTAGGGCAAGCGAGTCTAAGCGCGACTTACATAGCTCTCTGTGCGCCTTGTGCTTTGAAAAATAAAAGATGGTTGTTGTTACCTCTATTTATGGTGGCGATAGTTATACTCAAAAGCTATATGGGTGCTATCTGTTTAGTTGCTGCAATTTGTTATTATATTTCAACTAGAAAAATTAAACCTGTTTTTATTTACATGGCTTCTGTAATTGGGATGGTTAGTATTTATTTTACAGGGCTTAATGGTTTAGACACGAGAAGATTCTCAATTTGGGAAAAATCTTTTGATACATTTCTAAGTTTTGATCTTTTTGGCAATGGCCTTGGTTGGGCCGGTGTAATGTTACCTTTTTATTATGGCAAAGAACGCGCAGGAATATATGTAACAAACTTTCATAATGATTTTTTAAGTATATATGCAACATTTGGAGCTATTGGGTTGGTTTTGTTAATTGTCCTATTGAAAAATTCTATTTGTTTAAACAAAGAAATATCAGCAGGGGTATTTTGCTCATTTGTGGCCATGTATGGGAATTTTCCACTTTATATTGTGAGTACTTTTGTATTAGTGGCGTTCTATTTTGCCGCAGGAATTTATTTGAAAAATCGGGAGATATATGGCTAGGTCATGGAATGGGAAAGCTTTAGTTGATTATTTAGGCGAAAGAATATGGAGTCCACAAGCTGGATTTAGGTCTAAAATTATAGGCTGGATAAATGAAATTCAGGACGATATTACTAGTGAAATACCGATTGAATATTTTAATTTCAAGCTTAAAAAGTTATTACCAACTCTCCAAGAAAAGATTAATCTAGAGATTGAAAAACCAGCAGCACCGAGCATTGAAATAACTATTACAGAATCTACTATAAATTATAATACAACTACAGCGAGTAACTATACTTATACGGCCGCAAGTTTTAATTTCTCATCAACTGATGTCGGATTAGGTGCTGGGCTTAATGCTAATGAAACTTTTAGAAATACTTTTTCTGTGGATGCTTCTTCTTTGCCAGAATTAGGAATAGGAACTTTAACATCAGCCGAAACGGGAACGCCTGTTATTGTTGACGGGGTTGCAAAACTTAATGCAGAATCTGAATATATTGAATTTGACTCAGACAACATTGATTATGTAGATACTGGTTGTATCAGAATAGTCGGATCGCCTCAATATACTGGATCTCCTACCACTGATAGTTGGCTATATAGTACGTCATCTGCTTTTGGTAGTGTAAATAACTCAGTGAATATTTCTCATTCACTGACTGGTAACTTAAGTCTACTTTTTTATGATAATTCGGGGAATGTAGCGATCAATCAGGGTGCTGCATGGTCACCAACATCAGGGCAAGAATACGAGATTGAAGTCAATTTCGATGTGGCAAATAATCTTTATTATGTATTTATAGATGGTGTGGCTTTTGGTTCTTTTGCAGGGGCAGCCAGAAATAGAACATCAGCAAATAGTTTTTTTAGAATCGGAGCTGGTTTTTCTGGCGGGAAAGTATCACCTCTTGATTGGTGGGTAAGTAGTGTCCAAGTCTACAATGCTATTCAACACACTACTGCTTATACAGCGGTTGGAGTTTCACCATATGTAACAGATACGCCAAGAATAGCACTCACAACAGGTTTTACAGTTGGGGAATTACAGTCATTTGTAGAATCAGCAGTTAAACCAACAGGTACAGAAGTAAAATATGTTATAGATGTGGGCGGTGTTGAGAAATATTATGATGGTGCAGATTGGGTTGTCTCAAATGGCCTTTATGCTCAAGCAAATACAGCAACAGAGATAAATACTAATGCAAGTGCTCTCTTGGCAGCGTCATCAACTGTTAAAATAATCGCACTTTTAAGCACGACAGATCCGGCTGTAACGCCGCAACTAACAAGCGTGACAACTGGCGATTCTGGAGCATTAACAACCGGCACAACCTATAAAGCGACTGTGACATTTGAAATATTTGATGATGATAATGTTAAATCAATTGAGAGCGAGGCTGGTGATTACAGTAGTGAGGTTATTTCTGATTTAACTAATCAAACAATTAATTTATCAGGGATAAGTATTTTTACAGGATTAAACACCGTTGGCCCATTAACAATATATAGAAATATTTACCTGGCGGCAAAAACTTCAGGGGAAACGGAATTTGCTGAGCCATTTTTCAAATGTACATTAATGGACAACACGACAACCACCGTTGTTATATCTGAAGATACGACAAGCACCATTACGCCGCCAAGTGATAGCGAATGTGATCAACTAACAAGCGATCATATGTATTTTGAGTCGGGAGAACGTAGGTTATATCAAGTTAATAAAAACAAGCTTAGAAGGTCAAATATAAATGCTGATGATTCTAGTACTCCAAGTACCTTTGATTTTTTAGGGCCTATGAGTATCATTTTAAACCCAACTTTAAGTTCAGCAGCGACAGAGGGGCAAAAAACACTTTCATATAATGTGTATAGACGCCCTAAAGAGGTTTTTTATGACATCGATCGAAAAGTAGACCTTCCAATAGTTTTTAAAAAAGCTCTTTATGAGGGCGTAATATGGAAATCTTATGATTTTAAAGATAGAGATGGTTCGCAAAGTAAATTAGCTAATTACGAGAAATTTAAAAAAGATGCCATAAATAAATTAACAAGACAAAGAGGCGCTCCGTCCTCAGTTAGAGATGTCAATGGCGACGCTCTTGGGTGGGAGATGTAAATGCCTCAAGCACTCAGAGCAATGAAAAAATTTAAAAACTTTAACCAGCCCGTAAGTTATAGGCTAGATGTTGAAGATAAAATGCGAGATGCTAGAAATATCATAAGCAATCAAGATAGGTTAGATACTAGAAATGGTGTGCAAAGATTTAATAATGTTGCAATTAATTCTGGTGCAGATATACAGTCATTAACATTCTTTAAGAAAACAGATGGAACTTCATATTATATTGCAAAGGCCGGCACTTCATTATTTTCAGTTAGTGAAAGTGGTTCACATACAGAAATAAAAACAGGCTTAACAGCCTCATATAAGCACAGATCAGTTAATTTTAATGATAGAGCAATTATTTCAATAGAAGGTGATGGCCTTTTTTCATGGGATGGCACAATTTTTAGTCAATTAGGACAAGTCCCGCCATCAGCACCTTCAGTTGCAGCAAGCGGTTCGGGAAATACATTGCCAGCAAGTAATTATCAAGTTGCAATAACTTATTACTCTAGCACTCTCGGGTTTGAAACAAATATAGGTGCAGCGAGTTCGACAGTAACAGTGGCCAGTGCTGAGCAAATAGATGTTACAAATATACCAAACGCAGCAGCAAACGGTTTTATCGATAAGAAAAGAGTTTATTTAAAAGATATAACAGCTAACACCGAATGGATTTTCTGGGATGAAATAACATTAGGAACAACCGTCGAAACAATTGATGAGCCGGTAAGTAGTACGTCAAATCCACCGACAACAAATGCTGCACCATTAGCGGGTGGTGGTAAATACTTAACTGTATTTGGAAAAAAGATTATCTATGCTGGAAGCTCTAGTTTTCCGAGTGATATATTTTTTAGTGAATCATATCTAGCCGATGCATTTGATGACTCCACAAGCGCAAGAATAGTTTTAAAAGCATCAGGGCAAGGGCCTGTTACTGGTTTAGCAGTTGGCTTTTACAGTGATTCAAACTTAGCGCCATATTTATGTATTTTTAAGAAAAGCAATATTGAATTATATTCAGAAGTGGGTGGCTCGCCCTCAGTATCTATTGTCTCAAGTAGTGTCGGCGCAATAAGCCATGAAACTATAAAAGAAGTCAATGGTGATATTTATTTCATGAGCGAGAATGGCTGGCATGTTATCTCGGATGGTAGAATAGTTAGAAAAGATAAAAAAGCTCTTAGATTAGGAAATGGGGATATTGACAATATTTTTACTGAAGAAGGCTATGTTTATGAGTTAAATAAGCAAAATTTTGATAACTTTTTTAGTGTTTATTACCCTACATTAAACCAATATATAAGCTTCATCAGTGAAGGTTCGAATAATAGTATCAGCAAAGCATATAATTATGAGTTTAATATCGCAGGGTTTAGGCCTTTCGAGTTTCCGATTAGTTACACAAGCGGGTGTTTAGCGGAAGATGGCGATGGTGAAGATGTTGTTTTATTGGCTGGATCAGGCGGTTGGATATACCAACATGGAATAAATGTAACTCGCCACGATGTTGATATAGATAATACGAGTGTGGCGATTGATGCCTTTGCACAATTATATTGGATAAATCATGATGATCTAGATGCTAACCTCAACTTTGGAACTTTCATACTCAAAGCGTTGAAAAGCTCTGACAATATAACAGTGAAGTGCTTTTTTGACTACAATCTAACGGTTTCGGACGATAAGACCTTTTTGTTTGATGCTGATGATTCTGGGGCAATTTGGGACGTTTCCGAATGGGATAATGCTATTTGGACAGATGGCCGAACAATAGTTAGAAAAGCGAATATAGGAATATACAGATCAGCACAAAATGTACTTATAGGATTTTATCAGTCAATTATAGATTCAAATATAGGTTTACTCGGGGGACAAATAGATGTCAGTAAAAACGGTAATACTAACTAGTTTATTATTTTTAATAACTAACTCAGCCATGGCAGTATGCTCTAGCGTAATTTCAAGGACTAACTTTAGCCCAAATACAGTTATTAGCTCAACAACTATGAATTCTCAGTTAAATACTGTTTTTAATAGAGCTAATGAGCTGCCAGGCGATTGTATAACTAGTGGCTCAATTACTCCGACACAACTTGATCTAACAACTTTACAGCCTGTTTTAAAAGCTCCTAAAAATGGTTGTGTGGTTACAAGAACAGATGCAGCGACTCTTTCAATAGATGAATGTATTATTGCAGTTGGCGGTAATATGATCGAAACAACTGCGGCCACAAGTGTTACGTGGGGCTGTACTGGCTGTTCAAGCGAAGCAAGTGCCACAGTATTTTATTTATATGTAGGCTCAACTAGTGATGGCGCAACTATTGCTCCTATTATCAAAACAACTGCGCCTGATGGGAATGGTTATGAGTCTAATGATAGAATTATAGCTAGTTTTTATAATAATGATGGTTCGGACATATCAGATTGCTCAATAGCTAATCATTCACAGTTTGGCCTTATTGAATCATGCAAAAGCTTTAGAACATATACACCAACATTTACAGGGTTTGGCACTGTCTCTGCAAGCGAGTTTGATTATAAAAGAGTGGGTGACTCGATAATTATAAGAGGCAGTCTTACTTGTGGAACTCCTACAGGGGTGGAAGCTCAGATTACTTTACCAGAGGGGCTTTTTGTCGCTACAGGGGTATCTTTGTCACCAGTAGGTGCTTATTTTAGAGATACTAGTGCAACAGCAAGTGGCGGGCCTATATTAATAACGGCTGGGGATGCTTTTATAAATCTCGCCCATAGAGAAGTTTTTAGCGGAAGTGCCCAGTCTGCAACAACTCCCGCCGATGGTGACGAAACATGTGCATCATCAGGGCAAAAAATACAATTTACGACAGGACTAATACAGATTGAAGGGTTTTCAATTTAGGGGATATATGTACGATTTATACTTAAAAGAGCGAGAAGGAAAAAGCTACACTGAGACAGGATACGGTTTCGCAGTTTATAAAATAACTGGCGACGAATGTTATATTAGTGAAATCTTTGTACAAAAAGAATATCGCAAAACAGGTGAAGCAAAAAAAATAATGGATTTAGTAAAAGAAATAGCGATTGCAAATAATTGCAAAGTACTAACAGGCTCATGTGTCCCGAGTTTAGCAGGGGCAACCACTTCAATAAAGGCAGCACTCGCCTATGGGATGGAAATAATGGGCGCTCACGATGATTTTATTACTTTAAAAATGGAGGTTTGATATGGGCGGAGGCGGCGGTGGATTAGGTAAGGCGGTTGGCGGCATTGTTGGTGGCGGTAAGGATTTGCTGTTTGGCAAAGAGGAAAAAGCTGGCATGATCGGACAAGACAAAAACTTATTAGCCTCAAGGAATAAGGGGTTAAAAAGACAAAATACTATTTATAAACAGTTTAATGATCTAAGTAAAAAATCCCCTGATTTTCTACGCGGCCAAATAGCTAGAGAGCAAAAAGCGGCCGGAATTGGCGCTAGTGATGCAAAAAGAAAGCTAAAAGAAATGAGTGCAAGACGTGGCCTTGGAAATTCATCAATCGGTATTGGTTCGCTTATCGGGTTAGAGCGCGATACCGCCCAGAAAAAAGCAAATATTGGGGCAACTCTCGGTGAGCGTGAAAGAAATTTAAAAACACAAAATCTAAATAACTTAATGAGATTTAACGCTCCAACACTAGGTTTAAAGCCTGGCGGTGCTTATAACCCTGGCGGGCGAAAAGGTGGAATTTCTGGAATAGTTGGTGCTGGCATTGGTGGTGCAATGGACGGCTCAGCCGGTGCAAAAATCGGTGCTGGTATTGGAACGGGTTTAACGGAGGTTTTTTAAATGCAAATTTATAAAGATCCAAAAGCAACACTGAGACAGCAATCGCTTGGAATGGTTCTTGGTGGCATCAATGATATGGGTGTAGCAAAAGAAAAAACACAGAGGCAAGAGGCGTTATCTCAAGATAAAAAAGATGCAAGATCATCACAAGCCTTCCAAATACAGCAAGATTTAGCTAGTAAAGGAATTGAGCTAAGCCCAGAGCAAAAAGAGGGTTTTGGCTCATTTATCGAATCTGGTGATTCTTCAAGTTTAAGCTCAATATTGCAGCCAATTTCTCAGCAAGCACAAGAACAACAAATATATGCAAGGGATCAGAAGAGACTCGATAGAGAAGGTAAGCAACTTGATAGAGAGAGTAGACAAGCCTCTCAAAGCTTAGACGCACAATACAAACAAGCACAAATTGGGAAAATAAAAAAAGAAACCCAACCAGAAGGGGCAAGACAGAGACTCGCTGGTATGGGTGCAGAAGCTAAAAACAAGATTGGTTCGATGGTATCAGGGTTACAAGCACTAGATAGAGTTCAAGAGTCAATGAGTCAAGGCTATGGGCCCGAGCACGTCGATTCTAAAACTCCGTTTATCGGAAATTTTGTTTCTGACAATCCTTTTACAGAAAATCAAAGAGTATTATCTGAAGTAGTTGGAAGGCTGCAATCAGGTGGTGCAATAAATGACAAAGAATTAGATACTTTTAACAGTATGGGTCCTAGAGCTAGTGATAATGCAAAAGCTCAGCAAAGAAAATTAGCGAATCAAAGAGAATTTCTACAAAATAAATTAACATCATTCGGATTTAGAGCTGATGAATTAAAAGATGCTGGATTTGATTATAGTCCAGGGCAAAGACAAGAAGTGGCCCAAACACAAAACAATCAATTGCCACCAAATTTTACTTCTTTAACAATGCCCGGCAATCAAGAGGCAATACCTTATAGACCTGATTCTGGCCAAATGCCAGGCCCATTAAATATGAATGCAATGGCAGGACAGGACAATCAACAGGACATAATTGCGCCAGAAAGAACTCAATTTAGACAAAACAGAGTTCAAGAATTAAGAGCAAAAGCGGGAATGCAATAATGTTAAGCCCCGAGGAAACACAAGAATTACAAATGCTCGAACAAGAGGAAGCTCAAGCTCAACAACTTATAGGCCAAGCTCAGGGTATGCAACAACCAATGCAATCAGGCCTAACTCAACAAGAACAAGAAGAGTTAATGATGCTTGAACAAGAAGAGTCTGACGCTCAAAATATGCTAGCACAGCAACCGCAACAACTTCCAATAAACAGAGAAGATGAGGTTGATCTTGGGTTTATAGACAGGACAAGATATTCAATAGAGCCACTTGAATCAAACAGAAGGGCTCTCCTTATTCAAAAATTTGGTGAAGAAAATATTGTCGAGGATAAAAACGGAGATGTATTTATTAACCAAGGCGGCACACTACGCCCCATAAATGAAGAAGGTTTTTCTTTTACTGATGCTACTAATTTTATGGGTTCTATCCCAGAAATGGCAGGGGCCGTTGTTGGTGGCATTGGTGCTGGAAGTGCCACAGGTGGACTAGGTGCTATTCCTGGTGCAATCGCTGGCGGTGCTGCTGGCTCAGCAATAAGGCAAGGCTTAAGCGCATCACTGGGAACTCCACAAGTTGCAGAGCTAAGCGAAAGAGCTGGCGAAGTTGCATTATCTGGCGCATTGTCAGGAGCAGGGGCAGGGCTTGGAAAAGTTGTAAAGGTAGGGTTTAAAAAAGCATTCCCGAGATTTAAAGTAGACAAGGCTTTAAAAGAAGTTGCAAAAAAGTTAAATATATCAGAGCCAACAAGCGGGCAATTGGCGGGGGGTAGAGATTTAGAAGTTGAGAAAGCCCTTGCAGAAACGCCTATATTTGGTAGAAAAATCCGAAAAAAAGTTGAACAACAAGTTAAGGATATAAAAAGAAATTTATCTGAACAGTTTGGAGATTTTACAGAAGTTGATTTTGATCGTGCTGGTTTCGGAAGTGCCTTAAAAGAAAAGGCCGTAAAATCAAACAAGGCTGTAAAAACAGCAGCTTCAGAATTATTTGATAAAGTTAGTGAACAAGGTAAATCTATAAATGTTCCTTCAGGCGAGTTTGAAAAAAGTTTAAGCAAACAATTTAAAGGGCTTGGGCTTATCGGGAATAATGGCGAACTATTAGAACATTCTGCAAAAACAGGATTAACGGAAACGCAATTCATAAGATTACAAGGGATAGCGAAAAAAACACTTAACCAGGTAAGAAGATCGGGAGAAGTTCTTGATGACACTGTGGCGGGCGTTTCAAAATCTACAGATTTATCAATTGGTGGTCAGAATTTTGGCAAAGCTAAAGAATCTTTTATAAATGCAACAGATGTAAATACTATTAGAAAATTCATAGATGCCAATATTAAAGAAGGTGCTCAAGCTGGTGTTGATGACATAGCTCTGATTAAACTTAGGGAAGGTTTAATGAATGTTACTGAAGAAATGCTAGGGGCACAAGATAAAAACCTTAAAAGAGAATTTAGGGCCGCAAGAGGGTTATGGAGCAAATACGTTAAGAATAGATCAATATTAGAAAAAGAATTAAAGCTTTCAGGTAAAAGCCCATTAAGCGACGAAAAAGTATTAGATCGTATTTTCAGAGATAAGAAAGGTGTTGATAAATTGCGCGAAATCATGGATGAGGAAACTATAAAAGATGCTGGCGATAATTATATTAAAAACTTGTTATCTAAAAAATTAGGTGGTGAAGATAAAATTGGGGCAAGCGGCGCCTTAAGTGCTATTCGAGCAAAACGCGAAGCAATAAAAAGAGCAATAGGAAAAGATGGCTATCAAACAATGGTTGATAATTTGGATTTTTTAGACCGCATAGGAAAACCCATTAATCCAAGTAAAACAGGTATATTAGGATTAAGAACAGAGCTTTTGAAAGGGGCTGGTCTTAGTATTAATAAAAAAGGAAGGGAAGTAACTCGAAATTTTGTAGAAGATCTTCCAAAAAGCATGGCAAAAAAAGCTAATCTACTAACAGACACGCAACAAAGAGCGATAAGTTTTGATAGTTTTGCAAGTCCGAAAGTGCCCTATAGAACTCCACAAGGAAGTGAGGAATGAAGTTAATTTTAGAGTGGGCATTCAAAGTATTCTCAACAATAATAATGAGTGTAGCACTTTATATTTTTAACAATTTCCAAGCTTCTTTTGACGGTATGAAAAGCGATATTACAACAATGAAAGATAGTATTGTTGAGTTAAACACAAAATTTGCAGTATATAACGAGAAACAAATAAACTCTCAAAGAGAAAGAAATAGATTAGAAAAAAGAATCGAAAGGTTAGAAGTAAAAAATGATTAATACCTTAATAACATTAATGGCAATTCAGTATCTAAACGTTCCTTATGTTTGGGCTGGAAATACTGCTAATGGCATGGATTGCTCAGGATTTGTGCTGAAAGTTTTACGTGATGTTGGGCTAGATTTGCCTGATATGACTTCACAGCAGTTGTTTGAATATTGCGATGATAATGGCGAGGCTACATATTCTGAAGAGTGTGATTCTCTTCTGTTCTTTGGGCCCGGGTTTGTTACGCACGTTGCAATATCTCTAGGTAACATTGATGGTACGCTTTATATGATAGAGGCTGGTGGAGCTGGGCGGGAGTCTAAAGATATGACAAAAGCACAGCTACTTGCAAAAGATGCGAGAGTTAGAATCAAGCCAATAAATAACAGAAAGGACTTAATAGCGAGTTATCACTTACCATATATCAAGGAGCAGAAATGACTAAAAATGCAGAAAAGAACGTAGCGGAAAAAGATGTTGATAAACTTGAAAAGTTAGCATTTACACTTAATGGGCTTGTAGAAATTGGAGAAGAGATTTTCAAAGATGGGAAGGTCAATTTAGCTGATATGGCACAATTAGGCCCATTAGCATTAAGAATAAAAGAACTTGTGGATCTAAGAAATGATCTAGCTGAAATGAAATCAGAATTTAAAAATGCCAATACAGCTCAAGCATTAAAAGTTATTCAAGCACTACTAGGATAAAGGAAAACTGGCGGTTGTCATGATCGCCAGCAATCTAAAAACAGATAGCAAAGTAGGGAATTATGGCCGGTTTTCTTCTCCGATGTATTACATGGTTAAATTTAATGAACGCGTTCTTATTGATTGCTACCAGTGCGATGAAAATGAAACTATAAAAGAGGGTTATCAAAAAATAACTAGAGCAGCTTTCGATGATCTATTAAGAGAAGCACAATACATATAAAGGGTAATATGGCGGCAAATATATGGGCATTAATAAAGGTTATCCCAAGTGTATTAAATATTTTTAAACAAATACAAGAATTATATATTACTGAGATGATTGAAAAAATTGAACTCACGCATGTTACAAAAGAAGATGAAAGAAACGCTTTAATGGAGGCTATTATCAATGCCAGTTCTAATCAACAAATCGTGGCACATTCTACTACTCTTCACAGGCTTAATAACAACTAGCTGTGAAAATGGTGATGCTTCAAATTACTTTAATAGGCCTAAAATAAATGAGTGTGTCACTTTAATTCAAGACGGTGCAACTCTTGGAATGATGGCCTGTGATGGAAAAATTACACCGATACCCGCAAGAATGGTTTTACCAAAATCACAGAAAGATTATTCAAGAGCGCGTAAATATTATGGCGATAGAGAGCTAGGTCATTATATTTGTAGAAGGTATAAAAACAAATGTCCTAAAAAGACTTATCAGAAGAAGAAAAATAGGTGAATCTTCATGAGATTGTTTCTATTTACAAGAAAATCTCAAAAGAAATAAAAAAAACACCTACCATTATCGAAATAGTAAAACACTCAGGCGTATCAAAAAGACAAATACAAAAGCATGGCCATAACGAACTTTGTAAGATGGCCGGACTTGTTCTTAATTTTAGTAGTCGCCAGCAAGAAAAAATCGAAATTGAATACAAGCCACCTAGAATATTAATATTAGACATAGAGACAGCCCCACTACTTGTAAGATGTTATGGATTATGGGATCAAAATATTTCAACGGGTTTTATTATTGAAGATTGGTATATGCTTTCATTCGCTGCGAGATGGGTGGGCGAGAAAAAATTTCACTACATAGATGCGCGAGATGATCACAAAAACGATTTCGAAATAGCTAAATTTTCATGGGAATTAATTAATAGTGCCGATATACTTGTGGGCCATAACCTTGACCGCTTTGATATAAAAAAACTTAATACAAGATTTCTAAAACATGGCCTAGAGCCTATAGGTAAAAAACAAACAATCGACACACTAAAAATAGCAAAGCGGTATTTCGCCATAACATCAAATAAGCTCGACTATATTGCTAAATTCTTAGGTATAGAAGGAAAAAGAAAGTCAAAAAAATATAGTCAGCAAGAGATGTGGAACGGGTGCTGCGAAGGTGTTGTTGATTGTTTTAAAGAAAACGAGAAATACAATAAACAAGATATAGCCGTAACAGAAAATGTTTTTGATAAGCTTAAAACATGGGATGAGTCACTTAATTTTCAAGCTTATTATGGTAATCAAACTTGCGTCTGTGGTAATGATAAATATATTAAAGATGGTTTGCGCTACTCTAAACAAGGTGCATTTCAGCGTTATAAGTGCGTTGAATGCGGTAAATCGACAACGGGCAAGGAAAACTTAATCAGTAAAGATATTAGAAAAACTTTCTCAAAGTAGGAAATATGAAAAAATTTAATAACAAAACTATTAGTGTTTTTGGAAAGAAATTTAAGCTTAGATATAAGCCTGTCGTTGAATATGAAGGAAAAGAAGTTTACGGAACTTGCGATCATGAATTAAGTGAAATTGAGATATCTCTTGGATACGAAAGCAAAGACAGGATCGTTGAAACAATAATACATGAAATGGGACACGCTCTTTTTGAGAGAATAGGCATACACCATAGCGAAGCGATCACTCATGAACTAGAGGAAATTATAGTTGATTCTTATGCTAAAATGATTAGTGAGAGTTTTAACATTGAGTGGAGAAAGTAAACCTGTATATTTTGATTAATATTCTTACCTCTTTTATTTACTGTGATAGCCTTGCGACATAGCATCTCGCTTCGGTATCGACACATATCTGCTGACTATCTGTCAAAACACAATCAATTGAGTTATCGGGTATTGACTTCATTAATTCTAAACAATCGCCATGTAGTAAATTTATTTCCACGCACTTCTCCTTAGTTTAGTGTTTTGTTAATAAGACCAAGACCAAGACCTAGACCCAGACCAAGACCTAGACCCAGACCCAGACCCAGACCTAGACCTAGACCTAGACCTAGACCCAGACCAAGACCCAGACCCAGACCCAGACCTAGACCCAGACCAAGACCCAGACCCAGACCTAACCCATTTTTGCCTTTTTCCTCTAATCATTTTAATACACCAAAAGACTCTATACAGTTCATAGCTATATAAAACTCTTCAACACATAAAGATTGTTCATCTTTATAGCTTTTAT